ATCCACTTGCGGTGTTTTTATATCCTCCGCTAATTGTTGCAAAATCAATATTGATTATACTATTACATTCTCCACCACCAATAAAATTATAACCGACTCCATAATATGATGACGATGTTGAATTACAACTTCCACCGGCAATTGTACTGTAACGATTTGGACAAAAATAACTGTATGAATTAGTATTTTTATATCCTCCACTTACAGTTGAGTATTCACCACATGCAATATTTAAACGTCCCCCACCTACGGTTGAGTAAGTATTACTCGCGGTGTTTTTACAACCACCAGCAACTGTTGAATAAACACCACTTGACAAGTTGTTTTCACCACCTCCGATAAATGAATATGATGCTGTAGTATAATTACTTTTTCCCCCACCTACAGTAGTAAAAATATTAGTTGCTTGATTACATAAACCACCACCAACTACACTACAATTAGCTCCTATGGTACAATTTAATTGACCTCCCCCAATAAATGAATATATTCCTGAATTGGTATTTCCTGAACCACCTGTAATTTTTCTTATTGTTGCAGTTGTTGCCGAAAATGTGTTAGCACTTAATCCTCCTGTAAAGTTTGTTGCTCCTGATACCGTACCTCCTGTAAAAGTTGCACTTGATGAAGGTAAATTAACATATGTTGTTGCCGATATTGTTGTTGCAGATAATCCACCTGTTATTATGTTATTTGTATATAAAGTACAGTTAGCCGTAGCATTCAATCCACAACCAATGGCCGAAGAAAAACTACCTGTAACAGTGTTACCTGTACCCGCTCCAATAAATGAATATATTCCAAATGCTCTGTTACAACATCCACCCACAATTGCTGAAGTTGTTCCTGTTATAATATTACAAGAACCCGCACCCACGAATGAAAATACTGAACAAGAAGAATTAAACTGACCCGACCCAATAAATGAACATGCTCCTCCCGCGATATTACAATCTCCACCACTAATTGTTGAAGTATTACCACTTGCGGTGTTACATAATCCACCACTTACAGTTGAGAATTCACCACATGAGGTGTTGCCAAATCCTCCACTTACGGTTGACCTATCACCACTTGCGGTGTTACATAATCCACCACCTACGGTTGACCTACTACTACTTGAGGTATTACCAAATCCTCCACCAACAGTTGAGTAACTACCACTTGAGGTGTTACAACTTCCTCCGCCTACGGTTGACAAACCACCACTTGCGGTGTTACCATATCCCCCACTTATAGTTTGATAAGATATTCCTTTACCAGTAGGAGCGGTGTTACAAAATCCGCCTCCAATAAATGAATATGTTCCACTTGCGGTGTTACCACTACCTCCCCCAATGAATGATAACTTACCACCAGCGATATTTTTACATCCTCCAGCAATTGTTGATGTATCACCACTTGCGGTGTTACCATTACCACCACCTACGGTTGTGCCATTACCACTTGTGGTGTTACCATATCCTCCACTTATAGTTTGATTAGGTATTGCTTTACCAAAGGTGGTGGTGTTACAATATCCACCCCCAATGAATGACGTTATACCACTTGCATTATTAAAATATCCGCCACTTACAGTTGACCCACCACCACATGAATTGTTAAAATATCCGCCACTTACAGTTGAGAATTCACCACATGCAATATTTAAACCTCCCCCACCAATAAATGAATACGACCCACTTGTGGTATTACAATATCCACCGACAACACTTGATGTATTCCCACTTACAATGTTAGCCGAGCCTCCTCCTACAGTTGAATATGTCCCACTTGCGGTGTTACCACCTCCACCTCCAACAAATGAATAATTACCCGAAACAGTATTACCCGAACCTCCCAAAGAAGCCCCATAATTACCCTTAGCAGTATTATTTACCCCACATCTAACAGTTGAGTTAACACCTGTCCCAACAATATATAAACTTGTTCCTGACGTTCCTCCTGAACTTACCCCTGATGAAAACTTTCTCCACACCGCAGTACTATATGTAGCACCACTTACGTCCTCAATTGTATTACCCGTCCAAGCGTTAATAAACGATTGACCGGCAGCAGTCTTGTTATTTATTGTTGTTCCAAAATCTGATATTATAACACACCCCGTACTGGCAGTAGCCGCAGAAAATAACGTCTCGTAATTGTTAATATAATATTGATAAACTTGGTCTTGTTCATAAACATAAACCAACATACCAAGTCGTCTTCTACCTGATGAAATGTTATCTGACGCTAATGTAATTACATTAGGAGACCAAACATTACCCGTTCCCTTTGTAAACTCAATAGGAATAGTGTTACCCGAATATTCTATACTTCCTGTTGTTCCTGATGGTATAGTATAATAGAGGTCAGATAAACTATAAACCTCCATATACCCACCAGTATTGTTAACACTAAAAGTAGTACCATAGGTATTGTTTCTTGGTACAGTCTGTGTTCCATTTACTTGGATTGACGATATTGGGTTTTTATATGGGAAACTCATTTACTATAATTATATATCAACCTTACTTCCTCTAAAATAAAGGTCATAAGTATTATCCAATTCAAATGTATTTGATGGGTATGTGGTGTAAACTCTGTACGTTGTTTTAACAATAGTACCACCAGTATAAGTGAATGTGTTAGAATAGATTGTCGGTTCCATCTTCACACTTGTAAAGACATTTGGATTTACAATTCCTAAATCAATCTCAACTTGATATTTGTAATTTGTATATACAACAGGTATTATCCATGTGTACCACGCCTTAGAACCTACAGTATTTTCAGTAACTTTTGTAGTTAAAAAGTTATAAGCAATTACAGGATTACCATATGAGTCAAACCCACTTGTCGTGATTGGTATCGTCTGTTTTATAATCGACGGAAATAATCCTGTCGTCCATCCTGAAAAATTAACATACCTATTCATATCAGAGTCAAACGTACTTGCCGAACTACTTGGTTGTGTTGTGTTTGTAAATCCGTAGAAATTTGACCCAAGTGAATTCATATAAGAGCCAATACTTGACGAACCTGAATAAGGCTCAATAAATAAATAACCATATAATAAAGGTTCAGGTGTTAATGTAGGTGTAGGTGTTGTTGTAACAGTTGGAGTTACCGTCTTAGTTGGTGTAATACTTGGAGTAACTGTTTGAGTTGGTGTTAAACTTGGTGTAATACTTGGTGTCGGTGTAAACGATGGTGTAATACTAGGTGTCGGAGTATTTGACGGAGTTAAAGATATAGTTGGGGTAACACTTGGGGTAATACTTGGAGTTGGTGTCGGTGTTACACACATGTATTCTTGTGTAAACACACATCCCGTAGAATCAACTATTTTAATTAATAATTTAGGAGCACTTGTATATCCACTCGGTATTGGAAAACTAACTGCCGGTGGGATATAATCAACATAAGTGTTAATAAATGCACAGTTAAATTGGAAAACATCACAAACATATATTTGATATGGTGGAACACCTGATATGTTATCAATTGTAATTAAACTCATCTAAAATAAATACTTCAAACAAAACTTTAAGTCCTACATGAAATATTATAAACTACTCTAACACTAATTGTTAATAGTTCGTCTTTATATACTTCAACACCTCCAACAACTTGAGATTCAATAATAATAGTATTTGTGTCAGGATTAATTTCAGTGTTCTGTAAGTTAGGTATTAAAGTAAGTAGCGACTCAATAGCCGTTATAAAATTATTAGTTGATGGTATTGAATTTAAATTAGGTGAAACATAAAATACTGACGAATATGTTGTACCTGTAATTTCAATGTCACAATTAAATTGAGCGTAATTTAATTTACAATCCTCATGACCACTAACTAAATTAGCGTAACCTGTAAATAACATATTTTTAAAGTCAAAAGTTTTTGTTGGTATATAAGTTGGTGTTGAAACTTTAACAGGTTGAGTTCTTGAGAAATTGATTAATGGATTACAAGTTATTGTCTTACTCTTAGTCGTCACACATCCTGTGGCGGCACTTACAGATAATGTATATGTTCCAGCAGTTAATCCTGTAAGATATACCCCTGTCTGTCCATTAACATTACTACTCCATGTTAAATCAACAGGAAAATCTGTATAATTAACCATAGCACTTATTGTTCCTCCACTACCATTACCACAATTTGTACTATAAAGTAATAAATTAATTGGTTGGTCATATTCAATATTTACACTATAAAGTTGACTACAATAGTTTGAGTCAGTAACAATCAAATTGTAATTACCGGCAATCAAATTATTAAATGTATATGATGTTGAAGAGGTTTGTATTGAAGTAAATCCGTTAGATAGTGAATAGGTATATGTCAACCCAGTTGTAATTGGTGTTACTTCAACATATATACTACCACCATTAAAATTACAAGTTGTTGTACTCCCAGTCAACTCAACAGTGAATGATGGACTAGATGTAATAGAAAAGTTTTGACTAAAAGAACATCCTGAAGATGCGTCATTAATTGTTACCGTATAGTTACCAACACCTAATCCACCAAATGTTTGAGTTGGTGTATTAACAGAGTTAACAATTGTGTAACCACTATTATTTGTAAAACTATAATAATACGGAGTTGTTCCTCCCTGTAATTGAATTGTGTAACTTCCTGATGTGTTATTACATCCAGAATCAATAATTTCTTGTGAAACAACATAAAATGTGCCGGGTACTTGTAATGAAACGTTAAACGATGCGGTACAAAGTGCAACATCTGTAACGTCAAGTGTATAATTACCAGCAGATAAACCACTAAAAGTTAAAGATTGGTCGTAACTCACTAAAGAATCACCATTACTTAAAAGATAAAAATACGGACCGGTTCCACCTGATATATAAAAAGTTAATGAACCAGTTGCCCCAGAACAAGAAGGTTGAATTAACGTGTAAGTTATCAAACCTATTGGGCTGGCATTTAATACTGTAGTTGTTTTTGTTATCGAACATCCTTGTGAGTCAGTAACAGTACAAAAATAGTTACCAGTAGTTAAACCTGTAACAGATGATGTAGTTGGGGAACCACTAATATTTGATGACCACACATAAGTATAAGGTGGAATCCCTGTTACACCCGTAACAAATAACTTACCATTTGTAAGTGAACACGCAGGATTATCCACAACATAAAATCCAAAATCCATAGAACTTGTATTGTAAAGTACAACATTCTCAGACTCACCATAACACCCCCCATAGTTTGTACAAGTTGCATAATAAACACCTTCAGGTAAATTAACAAATGTATATTGATTAGTACTTGTAACGTTTGCCGTAGTATATTCAACATTATCTTTAAATAATGTTATTTCATTAGTACCATAATTAGTATATGTATTAACGCTTAATGACCCATTTGATAATCCACACGAGGTATTTTGAACATCTTGTATGAATAAGGTACTTGCGGAAGTGATATAAACTTGTATAACTCCTGATGATTGATTGACCGGAACTGACGAGTCGTTCACATAAAATTGATAGGTTCCAGCACTTAATCCTGTAATCGAATAATATCCAGTTGTTGATGCTGAAGCATATAATGGTGTTAACCAATTAACAATATAAGGGGTATTACCGCTTGTAAAATCAATACTAAAACTACCTAAGTTACTATTAGTACAATCTCCAGTTACTGATATGTTGTAAAAAAATGACATGTTATAAACAGCTTGTTGTTAAATTAACTATAATGTTTATGTCAGTAGACAATGGCGCATTTTCAAAGAAGGTTACATTATTTGATTCTAATATGTAATAAAGTGTATCATTTTCTAAAGTATAAGTAGCGAGAATACCCTCATCAAACAATTGAGTTTGTATGTCAGTAAATCCTTCAATTACAATATCATACCATTGTTGATTTGTTAAAGTCGGTCCGTTAAAATTAACTTGAGGGTCTCCTTGATAAACAAAATTAACACCATTTATGATAAATGAAAAACCAAAATAAACTGAAACAGTACTTAAGTTAGGATTACATTCATTATCCGTAATCCAATCTTGTAATGTAATATTATAAGCGTCAATAACAGCATCTTGGTCAACAAATAAAATTGGATAAGTTATGGATGGCGCCCCTACAGTCCCCTCAATAGTACCATTACTAATAGGACCTACAGTATTCTCAGAACCTATTTGACACATTCTTTGTCTTCTATAAACAAACTTTTGTCTATGAAAAATAGAATTTTCAAATTTAGTTCCAGTATTCCAAATAGTCGTAGCAGGTATAAATTGTTCAACCAATCTTATCCATGAATCACCCAACCCATTAATATATTCAATCATATTTTGATAATTGAAATTATTATTTTCTATACCAACATCTTGGTACATAGTAAGATATTTCCAAAATAAAGATTGTAATGTAGGATATCCACTTGTCTTACCGTCAGAGGAGAATTGTCTGTTTCTCACATTAATCATGTTACTCCAAAAAGTTTTATAAAACTCAAAGAAGGTTTCGTATTGTGGTTGTGGATTTATAAATGTCCAATCTATCCCACCAACTTGTGGATATGGATTAGACAACCCTGAAGATGGTATTGGGTAATTTTGTGTGTTTGATAGATACCAAACATCATAAACCAACGCTTGAGCAGGATTTAAAAATAAATCAACGTTCTTAACATTCAATACTAACCTATCATCACTAACTGTATAATAAGCATCAAATAAATTATCAATATTTTTTCTTAATGGTGGTTGTAAATCACTCCAACTCTTTTTATTATCATTAACTTTTTTAAGTGAAAATCCATAATTTAAGAAAGGAAAATCTCTAAATGTTTCTAAATATTTTTGACCATATGTAAATGGTTCTAATTGTGTTTGAACATTTAAGTTTTGTCCAGTAAATGAATTAGTAGTTATAATTAATTCTTCAGGAGACCTATGTTCAGGTGTTTGTTCAAACCATCCTTCTCCCTTTTGGAAAAACATGTTCTCCGTATTTACTCTTGGACTTGGGTACCCTTCACTATCAATAGGATAATCATCAATCGTAGTTGTTACAGTTTCGATTGTTGTTGTTGAGGTATAAGCGGTAAATGGATTACCTTGGAAACTATATATATTTAAAGGGTCTAATGACGGTGTTTCAGGTATGAATACCCCACCTGAGATTTGTTGGAATAATTCATCAAATCTTTCAATATTAATAGGACTATCTGCAACATAAACATTTTCATTAAACTCTATTAACGCCTCGGGAGCTCCAATATAATTCATCAAAAAATCAATCGCCTTTCTTGTACCTTTTGACTTATACAAATAAGCGGAATTTAAAATTAAATTTCTATAAAATTGACTGTTTAAATCATCAATAGTTTGACTTGTTGAATATCCAGGGAAAGCATTTTCAGTTGTCCCATAAACGGAAGTAAGATAATCAACATTTGTAATTGGTGATATGTTTGTAGACCATCCTAAAGTTTCCGCCAAATTTGGTAACAACTTAGATGGTATATCATTACCAACATTATAATTCACAGAAGTCATGAATGAAAGTGCGTCTATGTATTTTTTACTTTCGTCAAAACTTCTTCCATATATTCTTAAAGTTTTTTCGACTTTTTTATCAGGTGTATCAAATTCCTGAAAAGCGTCTGTCACATAAAATCTTGATAATAAATCAGTTTGTTGACTATCAAACTCATTACCTATCTCATTTAAATTTTCAATATAAGATGAGAAATTTTCAGTTCTAATATCTAAGTTCCAAGACCCGTCTAAGGGCCAAGTAACATTTTGATATCTTGTAAAAATATTACCATTATCCGCCTCAGTTGGTATTTGAAACTGAGCGGTATAGATTGGAGTGACATACCTATATAAAAGAAATTCATCAACCTCATCTAAATTAAGATTAAAAACTTCATTAACAATAACATCATTTGGTCTAATAACTATTGTATCAACTGACGTTGAGTTACCTGAAAAAGGATTTCCATCAACCTGTATTGTTAATGTACCGGCAGTTAAACTTTGTGATGGAAATAAATAAGATAAAGGATATTGTCCTCCATTTACTATTAAAACATATGCCGGATACGTTTCTTTAAGATTTCTATATTGTGAAATTGAAAATTCTAAACTATTAATATCACTAGTCGCATTTACAGTAAAATTTATCCCAAAAGGATTTCTTATCGCAGTTATATCTAAATCTAACTCTGTAACATTTTCGTTTGAATAAAACGTTATGTTTTGAGCAGTATTACCTGTGGTATAACCTTCTCTCAAATTAATTATTTCTAAAGCTGCCGGAAAATAATTAATAATATTAATTATTGACGATTCAAATCTTTTTGTTAAAGAACCATAGGCAGTAAAATTAGTAATTTTCGTACTATCAAAATTTGGAGTTACTTTAAAATTGTTTTGGAAAATTTGAAATGATTTTCCTAAATCAATACCTAAGTCATTTAACGATATAGGAGTTGAGAATGTACCAATATCAAAACTTCGATTAACTTTTTCAACAACCGTTGTAGTAAAATCAAAATTTGCATTAGTTAATCCACCACCTTGCACAAGTTGTAACCCGACAATATTATCGGAAAATGTACTAGCCCCTGTAGGTCCTTGTGGTGGACATTTATATTTTACCATTAAACAATAATAGTTTCAAAGTTTTTAGTGAAATCGATATTATCCCCTCTGTCTTGTCTAACTTCATATAACAAGTCGTTTAATTGGTCTCTAATTTCGTATAAGTTATATTGTTTGTATATGTTATTAGAAGTATCATAGATAGTATAAATTCCATCATCAATAGACTTAGTTTGATTACCATAAAGAGCAATCGCCAATGTTGATATATCATGTTCAACAATCTCAACTTCCAAAGATATTGGATTAAAGAATGTATTTGTAATTACAATATTTTGATTTGGTTGCCCTATATTAGGTATTGCGTTTGGTCTATTTGTCGGTGCCGATGAAGGTGATAAAGTACAAAATACTAAATTAGATGACCCTTGAGAATATATGTATCTAATAGATTTGTCTTGTGTGTTTGTTAAGTTTTGAGTAACAGGTTCACAATAAAAATTAGAAGTAATAATTCTGTAAAAATTAGGGATTTTTGTATTATCTGTCGGGTCGTAGTATTCAACTCTAAAGCCAGTTAATCCTTGATTTGCAAAGTTTGTTAGTTGACCTGATGGTACATTTGATAAATCAATCACTATCCCTTTCACATTAGGTAATGAACTTAAAACCCCACAATCAGTAATTACAGTATTAATTTGAGCAGGTCTTAAAATTAATGTATAAATCCCTAAATTATTAAATTGATTGGCAGGTAAACTTAAATTATATAAACCACCTAATATTTGGTTTGCGTCACCACCCGTATTCGTATTATTAAAATATGGTGTAAGATTAGAGTTTGGTATCGTGAAAAGAGTGAAATTTTCAGTCTGGTCGCGCGATGCCGTATAATGAACTATTATTTCAACATCTGCGGGACTTACATCCGCTAGTCTTATTGTTCCGTAATTACCTGTTGCCACAAATTTTTATTTATGTATGTTTATTTTTATAAATAGTAATAATGATTTTTTTTAACTCTTAACAACGTTGAAAAAACCATATCCATATCTAACTAACGCTGATGCAGTATTAACTTCACCAATCCTCCTAAAATTTTCTAACCCACTATTAACCCCTCTCTCAATCAAAACAGTCGTTTCAATTTGAAAATCATCGATAACATTCATTAAAACTTCATTTTTAGTTATCGCACTATAGTGTAACATTGATTCAGTTAATCCTGAAGAATATGCTACAAACACTGAAGTTCCACCTGAAAAATCTAAATAATCTATATTATTAATTGTATAGGCAGTATATCCATTTTGTATATTTGTAACCGTTCCCGTACATCCTGAACAATCAGGTATTGATATGTTAACACCAATTTGATATGGGTTTGAACCATATAACGCCAATTCTCTTAATCTTGATTGAGTTGACCCCGAAATGACATAAGGTACTGAGACATAGGCAGGTGTCGATTGTTCATATAGGTTAAGGTTAGAGTCACCAGTCCAAGTAAAGTTATACGATGACGGAGAGGTACTCCAACTACCACCTTGTGAAACAAAAGTAACTGTACCTAAGGGATTTAAAATTTGAACATTTGTAAATGGAACTTCTACCGTCTTTTGAACTGTTAGTATACCAAAACTATTAAATTGAGTTAAGGTAATAACAAAATTTTGAGGGTTATTTGAGTTGCATTGCGAGTATACATGACTAATGTAATCAGGTGAAAAATTAGTTACAGATTGCACAGGTGTACCATCCCCCCAATCAACTTGGTATGTTGAATCTTGTAAATAATTAATTGTACTTTCTGTTGTATTATAAACATAGTACGTACATGGTGAGCCAGTTGTTGCACTAAAAAGAAAATTAACATTAACATTTTGTTGACTAATATCACCATCGAAGACTGAGTAGTAACCTATATCATGATAATCTTGATTTAATACAATCGGTATTGTTAATCCTGTAAATAATGAAGAACCATTTGTTCCACCACTTATCATTTGACTAAGACCTGAGTATACACCAAAAGTATTACCATCATAAGTTTCACTAATAATGTCAGTATTTAAAAACTCAGGCGATATTTTTATTCTAATAGTGTCCATTATCCATTATTCTTTGGTGGGTTTATGTATTCATACCATTCTAATACTGGTAAACTTTCACCTGAACCTATAATATCATATAGATAATTTACGTAATCAAAAGTTACTTCACGATAAAAATAATTGTTATCAACTCTGAATGGATTATTTGCGTTAATTAGTGTTTGTTTTATTGTTGTAAAAGTTGTAAACTCACCAGTTTTACCATTAAAGAATTTAACTCTCATATAAAGTTTATCCAATTTTAAAATATCAAAGTCTTTAAACCAATAAATAAAATATGATTCTTTTAAACCTATATGGTCTAAAATAAAAATTGGACTTACCGATTCAATTGCAGTGCTAATTGCCGTAGTATTAACATTAGACACTGTACCGTCAGGATTAAGACAAGCACAATCGTCAATATAAGTTAAAGTATAATCCAGTAATGTGTCTTCAAAATAATTAGTTCCAGTGGTAGTGTCTATTTCGTAAACCACATTAGTATTTAATGTTACTAAAATATCCTCCCCATTTTGCAGACAAAAAGTCGCCAAAAACCATCCGCTATTTGGGTCAATATTTCCTGGCCCAAATTCTATTGATTGGATAGTACCACAACAATTTTTATATCTAATTGCCTTTATATTCCTACTTAGAAGTCGATATTTTTTACACTCATATGTCGTTAAGGTATCTGTTACAACAATTTGTTCGGGTAATCCTTGTGTAGTATTTAAAATAATAGTTAAGTAATTTTTTTGTTTTTTAGCATCCGTAGTATCGTATAAGTCTATTTTAAAAAAAGATTTTTTAACAGATTTCACATTCCGATATAACTCATCAGCGGTAAATCGATTACCTAAAATATAACTATTTTCCCAAGTTGCGGGTAAATTCAATGGAACTAACGGACTTTGAGCGTAATCAGCAAAGAAAAATTTATGAGTCACAGAAGTAATATAACCATCACGGGTTGAGATTCTTTTTCTTGAGAACCTTTCCATCTCAAAATTTTGTGGTTTACCAACCATTTCTTCTGCAACAATAGTTTCATATTGGTCTATTAAATCTCCACGATTGAGGAAATCCCAAGTTGTTGAAATTGGTACTTGTAATACTATACCCTGATTATTATTTAATATTTTATATTTATTCACATCCGTCAATTATTGGGTCGTTTACTGAGGTACTTATACTTAATGAATTTGTACCTTCAGGAATTATTTTAAAAAAGAAATTTTCATATAAATAATGTCTACCATTCATAAATGGATAATCCACACCAATATTTAATTCGTCACTAAAACCATATGGGTATATGTCTCTCCACCTAAAATTTTGATTAACACTTGAGAAATAAGCATAATTTGGAAAATTCTCAATTCTAAAATTTTGTGGGTTTCCTTCGTCACTTAATTCAACATAGGGAGAATAAGCCTTCATAGTTAACTTATGGTGTGGTTTGTAATAATAACCTAATTGATTTGCTCTTGGTCCTATGGAAAAATTAATAGAGTTAAACTGGAATTTGTGGTAATAATCAGATATTACTCTTTCAGTTTGGTCAAAATCATTCCATTCACAAAAATCACCAAGTATTGTATCTCCGACTTGTAAATCCCTATTATAAAAAAATTTTAAATTGGATGTTAATGGGTCACTACCCTGAGCATCATAATTTACAAAAGGGGTTGCGTTCGTCCAAAAATTTGTTGGTATTTGTGTTAATGAAACTTGGGATAACCACCAGTTATTTAACTCAGGTCCCAAATTAAATTCCCATCCTTGTTTTAAAGCCGGTTGATTTGGTTTGCTAGGTTTGTTAAACCATCCAAAATAACCTCGATTAACAACAGTTACAAAAACTTCAGTAATAGGTCTTCTTTGATTATCAATCATTCCTTGGATATCTAAGTATTCTTGGAAAGAAACATTATAAGATTGACTATCTTCTTTCACCGACACTCTACCCTCATTTCCATAATATGGTGGTTGTAATGACTTAGATTCAAATTTTCTTGTTGTCCTCAACGCATTAAATTCAAAACCTGAATTAGTTACAACAGCCTGATTATATGGTGTTAAAATTTTATGTATTCTTACATAATATTTTGATGTTGTTTCACCTGTATTTAGAATATTTGTAATTCTTTTAAATGTACCTTCATTACCATCAAATAAAACACCACATGTATATCCAACATCATATACATTAAAAATTTTCAGTTCAGAATCTAAATAACCATTGCCCAAATTGTAGACTTCAAATGTTGTAATACCATTACAAGACGAACCATTTTGGAAATTTAATACAACATTGTCGCCGACATTTAATCCGTGTGACATTGGACACGTAAATCTAATAACCGGTTTACCCTGATTATCTACAAGTTTACTTATCATAAATGGTATTCCATCACCTGCAACCCAAGAAAAAGAGTGGTTTTGATTAATTTGATATTGCATTGTTGAAGCTGTTGTCGAACTAAAAGCATAACTTAAATGAAAATACCAATTATAAAAAGTATTTTGGTCAGGTTTAAAATCCACATGTTTATCTACACCTGTAGTCCATCCTGAAATGTTATAATCAGTTCTAATAAACTTAAATTCATCGTATTGGGGGTATCCTTCCCAAGCAATCGATTGTGTACAATTAAAATTTATTTGTGATTGTTTATCAACTAAAGCATTTGAATAATAAAGGTTATTATTAAATGGGGGGTAAGGGTACACTTCATTAGAATTCAAAAGTCCAGCGGTACCAACATATGAATTTTTAAAAATCAAATTAAACTTACAAGTTGGTATAAATAGAGTTGATTTTTGTCTTTCATTATTAAATAATAATGCAAGATTTAAATCCGTATTTCTTGAGTATTCTTCTAATTCTTTATCAGTTCTTTCTAAGGGAATTGACAAATTGATGTTTTCATCAGTTGCACCCTTAAATCTCAAGGAACCTTTAATATATTTTATATTACCTAAATCAGACATCAATATCAGTATTTACATATTTTTTTATGAACACATCCATAGCACTTGAACCTTTAATTAACCCAAAATAAAAATAGAATGGTGCTCCCACTAAAAATTTACTAAACTGACCTTGTGGTGGGTTTACTGTTGGGTTTCCATTAACATCAAAGTTTATCTGTGTTCCAGGAATTAAACTTGAGTTACCTTGACCATCTTGGAAATAGTTTGAACTTGGATTTAATCTATCCAATGTTTGATATTTGTGAGAAAAGAAAACTGAATCATCGGTATCATAATTGTTTGATTGATTACCAACAATTGTATTTGTTGAATTTAACGACCATTGATAAAATGGAACTTTTTGTGAATTTGTTTTAATATTTGTAAACCAACAATCTAAAATTTGTTGATTAGATGGGAGTGGTACTGTTGCAGTTTGATTCCAAATTGTTCTTCTAGGCGTTAGATAATCTCTGTCTTGAGTAAATCCAGTCAGTAGTAACCCGAAAACAGGTAGTGTGTTTGATGGACCAAAATAAACTGATTGATTTGTATAAGATTCAGGTGAAAACTCTTGTATACCAAACTGTGAATTAATCGCAATCATTTGAGAATAGTCACCATCAACATATCCAGGTATTGGTGTCGCTCCGTTAATATTCCATCTCGTATTTTTAAATAGAGCACTTACTGTCGGATTAGGGTTTCCTTCATCAGGATTTGATGTTGGGGGAATTAATTGTTGGTTAAAAGTAGTATTTACCAACCTACTTAAAACAAACAGATTTAAAATATCTGTAATATTTTGAAAAGACGAAGATTTAATTTTAGAAACAATATACCCATCATAATCATCGTTATAAACTATTTCCTGAATAAATGAAACTTTTGGCCCCAAATCCATAATTGTTATTGGACTTCCTAAAAATTTATTATTTCCTGTACTAGTCGCATTTCCTTTTGAATTCTTTTTACCAGTAAAATCTCCACCATCCATATTATTAATATCAAACGAGTATGGACTACTTCTGTAATAAAAATTATTAGTTGGACTGTGTAAATAAATTAAATCAGTACAATAAACACTTGTTGGTTTATTATTAAGGTCAAAAATTCTTTGGTTTTGGAAAGGGTAAGCGTATAGTGTTCCGTTAATATATTGATTTGTAAAATTATGAGAAGCAACATTAAAACACAACGCTAAATTTAAATTTACACGTGTAATCCACTCAACTAGATTTCTAACATCTTGGTCAATATTTCTTAATGGTCTTGATACAAAATTATAACATCCAAAATTTTGTAAAAAATATTTGTAATCATCAGGTGGGTCCATATATTCTGATGCACAATTAGGTATTATATATGGTATACCATTAGAATCTACAGCATAACATGATAATGGTACTGCCGCCCTACAATCACTAACACTATTAAGGAGACTAGCATATATCGATGGTGTAATAATTTGTGATGACTCATTATTTGATTGGGGGCTAGTATCAACAATAATAGGATTAGATACTTGTCCTTCTTCACTAACTTTTAAAATTGCAAATTGTGAATTTTGATGTAATAAAAAACTATTTGGGCCAGAGGTTTGTGTTGTTGTAGATGTTGGTAACCTGTCTGACCTAAATACAATGTTTAAACGGTTACTTAAACTGTGAGTGTTACCTGTATTATATTGTGTTGAGAAAAATTTAGGGTTTCCGATGAATGGGTCAATATTACTATCACCAATACTAGCACCTGAACCATCTGTAAAAATATTATAAAACCCTCCAATAAAATTTTCAGCAGTGTCACCATTATAAGAAAAGTTACTTCTCATAAAAGAAGCTCCGTCAACTACCTCATTTCCTTGGTAACCTAAAACATTTCTATTAGTACTACATCTATTATCAACTTGTTGTTTAAATAAAGAGAAAATTTCAGGTCCCCCACCATAACTTACAAGTTCTGTCTCAACTGTTTTGAACACTTTAGTCATAGAATTTACATTGTATGACGAAGAGTTTTGATTACAATTTAAATCAGAAACTATCGAAAGAACACTACCATCAGAAACGGTTAAACCATTTACAATATTTTGTCCAACAATATTTGACCCAGTCCATAAATACCCATTCCAAAAATTATTAATATTTGTACCTATCCAGTTCAATGTACCATCAGAGTTAAAACTTGTACTATCGACTGAAGAATAGTAAGATGGTAAATTTGTTGTTCCATTTCCTATAAAATCAGTTTGTGAATATTCAAATGCGTAACTTGGTCTAAATAAATTTGATGATATATTATCTAACACATCATCATGTCTATCAGTTTTAATAGTACCTGTGATTGGATAATTCATTTTAAAATTACCTTGTATTACATATGTTGGGTCGTCAAAAAATTGGTCGTATGCAAATCCAAAAATTTTAGATAAATCAACTTTTTGAGGTATTCTAGGTGAATGAGTGTCAACACCACGGAATAAGAAAACTAAATTATAATCATTATAATCCGTAATATAGTTTGATAAGGAATTATACCCTTGGTCGATTACACCTATGTTAGGTATTACTCTAACAAACTGAATATTTCTCAAACTTTGATTACCAAGTTTTTGTAGGTATCTAACACCAAAACTCATCATATTAGAAGATGGATTAGCCAAATTAACATATTGACCAATAGTCATTCCTGTAATAACTTGGAAGTATTCAACATCCGCAGCAAAACTTGTAGTTGAATCAAAACTAGTTTGAGACGATAAGATAGGTACGTTATAGTATTGTGTTAAATTAGGTACAGGTGAGCCCCCTAACGGAGCGTCAGGGTCAGCATATTTAACTTCTAATGCCGAAGGGAAAATAGTTGTTCCTGTTGTTACAGTTCTGTTTAAATCACCACTTAATGTAACATCTTGGAACGTAATTAAATCACCTGAATTGTAAGTAGGAATTGTTTTATCTAAAACTAATACCATAATATTATCAAAGTGATAATCTTGTAAAGAAGTATTAATGTCAGGAAACCAATTAACCTTTATTTGATTCCATCCATCTTCAAACCCATTGCCAAAACCAGGAACGTCATTAAAATATTTGGATTTTGTATTAAATAAATTATATAATTCTGAAGGTGGAAGAGCAGTTGTTGTGTAATATTGATATAATGGTTGAACCTCATAGGTTGTTGTATTAACTGTTGTTAGAGGATTTATAGGAAATCTTCTTGTTAATATTCCATCTAAAGAACCCGTTAATAACTGAGATATATTATTCGTAACATTTAGAGGAATCCCATTATATGTAGGACTTGACGTTGAGTTAATTAGATAAGATGTTTGAGCATCTCCCTGAACTTGTACCGACACTGATATAGTACTATCAATTTCATTACTAATTTCTCCCGATATATTACATCTGCAGGTTTCGCATCCATCATCAGTGTATAAAACCAGTGGTAATGTGAAGTTTTTTAATTTTTTACCAGCATCTCTAAAATCGTCATAAAGAGTTGCCAAATAAATTCCAAGTCCAACCACAACCGCAGCCGCGAGAGTGTATCCTATTGCTGCAAAAATTTGACCGTAGTTTACAACTACAACAGGACCTGTTAACCCAACACCAAATCCTGTGACAGAATTAGCTGCGTTAATAGCTTGTAGTACAAATAAGACTGCGAGATAAGCCAAAAGACCCTCAATTATACTAAATAATATAGGGAATCCTGTAGTCATTAACCACGAAAAAACATGTAAGACAAATAAAATAACAATCCCTATGATTTTAAAAAGTTGTAAAAAGAATGATATTACTAAATATAAAAAATCAACTCTATAAAAAACATCGTTTGTTGGAAAAGTGTTAAAATCACCTTGGCATGTAACGTCAGTAATTTTTTTAATCCCTAATGTATTCCAAGCAAATCGAGTACCCTGATATCTATCAATCAATTGAGTTGTAGTATAAACTTTATTATACGACATATCATAGAATGTATCCTCACAATTAATAGCTTCTTCAGGTACCGCATAATCATTCCAATCTAAACTAAAGGCATAAGAACCTTCCAACATAAATTTAGCAGCAGGAATATTTTCAAATTCAAATATAAATGGAGCAGCTATATCATCTCTTAAAAAAGTAAAAGTAAATATACCTGGTGTTCTAAAAACTCGACTAATGTACGGATTACCATCAGGGTCAGTAATTGATAAATTAATAACATTTTGAGTTCTCCCTATTCTATAAAATTCACCCTGAGCAACTGGTAATTGCGCGGTAATTTCTCCAGCTCCACTACCTGTATTATCAGGTATTACTGCAATTGAAGCTGGTAAATCTAAAGGGTCTGCATCAATACTTGTCCACCCTCTTTCTTTAATATTAGGTGCTAAAAAATATGCTCTTTTAGTAGGTTCCGCAATTTCAGGTGGTTGTTGCCATTTAATTTTAAATCTATACTTACCTCTTGTCGGTACTCCTACTTCAGGACTTCCACTTATCTTTCTTTCTCCATTTTCATCGGTGTAGATATAATCCAAATTCATTGGTACCTCTAAAACCCAAACTCCATTTTCATCAATTACTTTACCGTCATTATCTAAAACCGCTCGTTCTAAAATAGGTCTACCATTTTCATCGTTATAAATTGTTTGACGTAATGCAATAATTTCACCAGGACCCTTTGTCAAAGAACACATTTCACCCGCAGTTCTTTTAACTGAACAAGCACTTGTTTGTCCTAAAAACGAAACTTTTTTACCTACTCTTTGTGTATCGTCATTAGAAATAAGAGAACCCATAAAAACTGCGGTAGGTTCTAATTTAACACCATTTTCCGATGTTAAGTCAAAGTCAACACGAGCAATATTATAATTACATATTTCAAACTCACCAAAGAATGGTTCAATCTGAACTGTTTTTTGTGTTGTAACAATTTGAGGTAACTCACCGTAGTTTGTTGAAAAACTAAATCTAGGTCCGTCAACTGATTGTTCAGTAGCGATTCCCATTCTAATTAAATCCTGTGGGGTTAATGAGAACTCTCCGATATCAGATAAGTCAACCTGCATAAATAATGTTTGTTGTCCTGTAGGAACACCAAAAATCATATAATCACCTGACTCATTGGTCTTAACTGTAAATTTATAATATTTTTCATAAACCTGAACTAATAAGTTGTCGGTTAAAACATCTTCTCTTTCAGGAAAAGTTCCAACAGGAACATGTCCTGTATGTGACTGTGTATATGGTAATAAGTTATATCTATACCCATCATCATTAATATCTGTAAAATTTGTATAAGGGTATAATGAATCGATATAATCATTTTGAGTGTCAATGTCTTCAATTGGGATAAATATTGAAACTCTAGTGTTAGGAATACCAAACCCTTTATTACAGAATACCCTACCACAAACCACTCCGTAGTTTGAACAACTTCTAATATAAAAATCGTCAGGACGAATCGCTAAAGACAAAATTTCGAGGGTATCAAAATTTTGTTCTAAAACTATAGGTATCTTAACAGGGATATTTTGATTAATACCTAATTGGGTACGTATTCTATATAACTTCGGCATTTTACTTTTTTAATAAATAGTTTAGCTACTATTTTCAAAATAGTAAATTATGTTTCAAAGTTAAGAGAAGTTAACTGTACTTAAATTTAAAGTACTTACAGTAATATCCTTATTTGGAAATCTAATTTGATAAATTTGTGATGGTGTTGCAAATAATGTTTCATTAATCAAACCAATTTGTTTTGTAGCACTATCACTATAAGCTTGTGATGTTTGATTTGAAGAGTACTGCCCACCGACTAAATTGAATACATTTATTTCACTGATAGATAAAATACCATTTAATGATTGTATTAATCTTTTTAATTCAGATATGTAAACATTTTCACCCATGTTCCTGTTTAAAGGACTAAAAAAGGTATCGACAGTATTAACTATATTGGTAACAACACTTCCTTGATTTTGTGTTGAATCTAATACCACACTAATCTCAAGTTTTAAATCAATAACCTCAGCACTTTCAACAGAAATATAATCATTAATCATTCGATAATTTGATAGATAATTTGAGATATTTGTTTTTAAACTACTTGATATATTTGAACTTAATTTACCTTCATCGTCAAAAGATAACATCTTAACTTTAATTTTATTATCTTCTTCAGTTATAGCAACTTTTGCCGGTGCCCCAAACTGTGATGGCATTTTTCTTAAAACCGCATTATAATCATTAATTGTTACCGCCCTGTTTTGAGAAGAAAAGTTAAATCCAATTAAGTTTCTAACTTCTTCAACAGTTGGAACGTTAGCCCCACCAATAGCCGCAGTAACATTTGTACAAGACATACTATTAATAACTGAACTATTGATTGATGGATTCGGTCCATTAACTGCAAAATTTATAGTACCTATCTGGTTAATAACACTTGTACCTAAATTAGTACCCAATCCACCACCAATTCTATATTGAACAAACAATGTCGTATTTGGATTAATTGTTGAACCTAATGATAAATTATTTGAATATTTAGATAAATCCAAGGGCGTTCCATTTATAGCGAACTCTCTTAATAGTTCATCCGTTGATTGACTTCCACCACCAAATGTTATTTTTAAAAATCCTTGTGGTGTATATTCAGTTATAAACTTATCACTCGTTTGAAGATACTTACCAACTTTTTTCCCAGCGGCACTCTGTGAACCTGTTGGGTCTTCAACAAATATCCTATCTTGTGCCAACGCATCAACCTCATACCATCTATTGTTTAGA